TATCTTTGTACATGATATTTTCTCCTTCTCCCTACACCTACTAAAAGGTGAGAAAACTACTACTACCTCTCACAACGCCAACAGGAAAATCACAATGACCTCCATCATCATTCCCAGAGCTCCAAACCTCCGAATCCCAACCATTAAGGTCTACTCAGTCTCCAATCTCTCAGATGAATCCCAACGACTTGAGTTTGCTAGCCTTCTCCTCAGTTCGTTTTCTGGCCCCTCTCTCAGCCACAAGGAGGCTATGTCAAAGATGATCTCTGTTGTCTGTTCTTGCATTCCAGAGCTTGAGAAGTACCTCGACAGCAACTGTCCATCCCTGGAATTTGTCAGCCTCTCATATGAGGACTCTGTGGAGAGGCTTGCTGACGGTAAGGCAATCAGCTCACTTAACCTGGAGGATTGGGGTTTCTCCAACATTAATCTGGACTGCCTCACTGTCACAAATCCTGTCGCTATCTATGCTGCGAGTGCCGTCTCCTGGATGACGTATGCAAAATCTGCTGGTGAGTCTTCTCGAAATGCCATTGAGCTTGCCAGGCCAAAGGCTCTGAAAGGAAAGTATACTCTGACAGACAATGATATATATCTGTTCCCGGGAGAAATCTATGGACCCTCACTGGAAAATCTGGAGCAAATGAATCTTGGATTCTCCCTCTTCCCCCAGGTCAGACACATGATGACAGCTTTCTTTTTGTCACTCAAGAGCTCATCAGCTTATCTTCCTCCAAACCTGGATCCGTTCATGATTCTTTTCGATCTTCTTAGAAATGTTGGCTTGACACATGTTGGACTGATACTTAAGTTCGTGGAAATGCATCCCTGGGCGCTAAGAATTCCAGAGCTTGCTGCAGATTTCTCCTACTTTGCAGGTGAGTTGACAAAGTCAGCTTATGTGGCAAAGGATCTCAGACCATATCACCGACTTCTTGTTCCCTCCACTGACTACTTGTTTGTTGGGTCTAACTTTCGAGCTCTCATTGCTGTCGCAGGAGCTCTTGTAACAGAAACAGAGGGGACTTTCAAGAACTATGTGTTTGGGGAAACAAAGTACACCGCGCTAATCTCAGCTGTGCAATTGAGAAGACCAGACAACAGCAAGATCCCAGGTGTTGAACGCATGGAAGCTCTATTCGGTGTTAAGGCAACTGACCCAAAGGATGAGCCCGACAAGTCGAATGCCAACATTCAGGCTGCAACAGCAGTTTAATCGGTAGGTTGTTTCTGATGCTTGATTTGGCTTGCTCCCAGTGTGATTATTCATCTCTGTTTTCTTTCTTCACCCTCAAGTTCTCACAAGACAGTCAGCTCCTGTTGTTTCTCTGTTTCACTTATAAAAAATGAGATTACTACTCACTCTAAGTGTCAAACCAGAACTCGACCGCCGCATCAATGGAGTCCATTCAAGAGTACAAGACCATGGAAGCTGAAACCCAGAAAGCATGGGAGAATCCATCAGAGTTGGCTAAAGCTATACTGTCTGGTGTTCACGACCAGAGCACCGTGGATGCATACGAGGCAGAAGTTGAAGATGAGATGAGGGAGGAGTCATCCAAGCACGCGCAGACGGAAGTTCCTGAAACTACCCATGGTGTTGGGCTGGATGATGAGGAGGAAGCATATCCACTGACAAAGAGCGAGATTGAGGAAGTCATGCCCGGTTCCAAGCAAAAGAAGATCAAGATCTATCTTCCGTATACTCTTCCTCATCTCCCATCCGCTGTGGACAATGAACCCAATGACACTGAGGAGGAGCATCCAGAGTCAGAGGCATCCGAGGTTGCATCTTTGAATGTTCAAGTCAACCACCTAACAGGTCTAGTCAATTCCTTGAGTATGGATCTCCGAACAGCCATGAATAGACTTGATTCTAGAATTGGTGTTGTGGAGTCAAGGCTCGCAGGCATGCAACCGTCAGTCCAAGTCCCTCATCACAGAGTGATCTCCGGCACACTTTCTCCACCACTTCCCATAGCTGTGTCAGAGGAGGGATTGAGATCGAGGGCTTCTCGCATACCAGCACCCCTTGAATCTACCTCAGGCGCCTCAATTGCTCTGGAAACCCCAGTGCTCCCCAAGTATGCTCCTACTAAAGCCTCACAGAGACAGATTCTTAGGGCTGTCTTTGGGCTTGAGTCCGTAAAGATTCTTGAAAAGAACTTGCCATTCAACAGGGATCAATGGACCATGGACAACATTCGAGGACGCCTTAACACGCCTGGACGTACCAAGTGACCTTCCTGACTCTGCCACCCAGCCCTAATATGCACTCCTACTGCTTCAGAACCAGTTTATTTGTTGGACTCACTGACCCCTGGTCTTCTTCTTTTCCTTTTCTTTTTCTTTTATCTTCTTCTTTCGTTCCCTTCTCTTTCCACTCCTCCCTTTTCTATTTCTTTCTTTCCCCTCTTCTCCTCTCATCTCTTCTCTCAGTTGGCTGTCTTTCTTTCAACTCTCCTCACTCACTCCAGTATCCCCTTCCTAGTTAACTTCCAACAACTGATGTGTTCTCAACAAACTCCCTATTTATTGTCTTTATTGCACTGTCATATAAAAAACGAGAAAACTACAAGGAAAACTCTCACTAACCTTAAGAATGTCTAGCCAGGACCAGCTGCCACCTGATGCCACACACCTCTTTGGGGGATACTCAAGACCTCAGTCATCCAGAATCAACACTCGCATACATGCTCCTCATGGGTCTGTTGAAGATCCCGTCAGTCCTCAAACATGGGAGCGGAGCAGTGTTAATAGTGCATTTCGTGAGAGAGAAGAAATCAACCTGATTCCAAAAATCCCTGTGGAGGACTTGTCTCCAATAAATCTTGCTGATGTAATCTCCATTGACAGACCTGTTTTGCTGTCTCTGATCTGTTTCTTACAGTTGATGGAGCCTGAGTTGTTTTTATCCTTGAATCCTCTACTCCGACTGGGCACAGATTCCCCTCCTACCCAGTCAGATGTGAGTGACGACGCTATTGAAGCTCTGAATGATGCCATTGATTCGTTCTGGAAGCCAGGATCCAATCTAGCTGTACCAATTCTTGTTGATAGAGGAACTCAGGATGTGATCACTAGGGATCTCTCTCAACCGCTCAAAGGTCTTAGGGTTTACACCAAGGTTGTTTGCTCAATTCCTGAGAGTAGTCTGGATGTGGAAATATTGAAGGTGAAGGGGACCTACAAATATCTGGATTTTGATAGTTGCATAGAGTCAGCAAGGTCCCTTATTCGCATGTCTCTTCTTGGGAAACTAATCACCAGTCCACGTCAGTCTGCACTCAAGTCGGCTAGGAGTCATGTCAGAGCAACAAACCCTCATGAGACTTCTCAAAACTCAGAGAGAGAGTTCAACCGAAGAGGGCGCCCTACCCGCAGGGGGAGCTCGAAAAGAACAACAAGTCGCTATCGAAGACACTCGCCTGAGGTCATGACCCCCCCACTGGGGCGGCACGACACAAGAAGATATAGAGACACAAGTCCTGGATCCACGTCAATCAGGAGTTTGAGTTCCAGGGAGACACACTCCATCTTTGATGGGCTGAAAAAGAAACTAGGATTGAATTGAGAACCTTCTACTCATCTCTTTCTTCTCTACTCTATTTCTTATTTTCATTCATGATGGGAACTGTCCTCTATAGTTTCTGCGAATTATCTGTCTTTCATTTCTTTCTATTACTAAGCACGTTTCCAATTTCCAATGGTGATTCAAGTGCTGTCCAATCCCCACCTGATTGAGTCCGAATCTAAGTTTACAACTTGCTGTTTTCATATCTAAGCTATAAAAAACGAGAAAACAACTCAAGACTGTAAGCCAATCTAATCATGCTCAAACTACTCAGATTCTTCCTCTCGTGCTTTCACGGAGATCGGGATACTGAAGATAATAATGTTGATGGAATTTCAGTAACTCAGACTCCCGTCACTCTTCCTCGGGTCCGTTTTGACGACTTGAGTGAACCTCAATCCAGAGATCAACAAGCACCTGTTGGATTTGTCGATGCTGTTGAAGACATAGAGAGTGATCTACTGGACTCATATAGGACTGCCATGAGCAATATCCAGCTTACAGCAGATATTCTTGACCTTTTGAATAGTGGAGGGTCTATACCTTCAAAACCAATTTATGCTGACAGTTACTCTCATCAAGCCCAAATGTGTGAGTTGGAATAAGTGACCTATAAGATTAAAAGTTAAGACAGTGTTCTATTTTATGTTCTAATACACAATAAAAAATGAGACAACAACTCAGATCAAATCTATCATCAAGAGACCATCATGTCGTCCTTCCAAGAACGAAGAGAGAGGCGCAAAGGCAAGAGAGGAAACTCTACGCCAGGTGGGGCTGTTGATCGAGTGTCTGTTGCTGGATCGATCAGATCAGATAAATCTAACTCAGCTGCTGAAAAGAGACTTATCGATGCACAGAGAGAGATAGCTCAGCTACGCAAAATAACTGAAGAACAGGCTGAGATGCTTACTAGAGTTCATAGAATGCTTAATAAGCAGCACTCAGATAGCTCAAAGAGAAACTGATCTGGTCAAGCACAATTATGAGGTAGAGTCAACACAAGAGACATCCGATGGATATGCAACTGCAAATATATATAAAAAATGAGAATACTAAGATTTTCTGATCTCAGTATGGAGTTACCTGACACCACCCTGAGCTCACCACTCACCAACCATGTGTCGAGTCGTGTTGTGTTTTTCTTGAACCATCTCAATCCAGAAGAGTCACTCAGGAACAGAGTTGCCAAGGACAATCTCCCAAGAACTCTAGCTCGCTCTCTCAGTATAGCTATGGGAGATCCATCAGCTCACAACTACACTGAGCATTCAGGACATCTTACTCCAAAGCTGCTAGATCTTTGTGAGGATTCGAGTGTGACAAAAGACAAGGTCAGAGAGGTTTTGAATCACAGTCTCGAGTTTATGAAAGGTCTCAGCACATCTGTCAAGACCTACATGGTCAAGAAAATCATTATCCCCCCTTCCCAAATCCCGGATGGAAATCTCTCTACTTCACCCATATTTACGGAGATAGCCAAGATTGAAATACCCGACACTCTTCTGGACAGATACAAGTCAGTTTGCATCTGGCAAAGTATTCTAGATGCATCTCTCAATCCCAAGTCCTGGGGTACTTCATGGACAAAGACTTCTTGTGCGTGGGTCAACCGGACCATAACAGTCGTGCACTTAGATGGATCATGGATCATCTTGCCTCATGACGCCATGCNCNTGATTAAAGATNNNGNCTGGGGTAGATTTCTCCTTGAACTATATTCCACTATAGATCAGACACACTCTTACATTCTGGATGAACTGATTTTTTTCAACTCATGGTCTAGAGAATGTCTGGAAGAATATGGGGACATGGGATACAATCTCATTAAGATGCTTGAACCAATGGTTACAGCTCGTCTAATTCAACTCTCAGAAGATGTTCTGGATCCCAATGAGCTGATCTCAAGTACAGTGCTCCAATATACAGACAAGGAGAAGAATATAAGGATGGAGTGTGGACTAGGAGAACTGACTCAAGACTCAATAGCTGTCAGGCTCCTCAGACATCTGACTTGTGTATCAGACCCGAATCAACTTTCCGAATTGTTCTCATTGCAGAAAATGGCAGGTCACCCCTACATCGATGTAATTAAGGGAAGTAATGCCTTGAAATCTCTTGGTACAACTCCTTCAACAGCTACATATATTGGGGTCAAATCAGTGGAGTGGAGCTTTTGTCATACCTTTGTGAAAGGATTTATTGACGAGAAACAGCGGTGGCCAAAAATAGACTTCCATTTCCCCGAGGGTCATGGTCCGAGTCTGTTGGAAGAGCTGTATAAAACCCAACACATGCCCCTTCCAATGGGTCTTTCTATCTATGACCCATCAGACTGGGATTATGCTACCTTCATCCCTGTAGATGAGTTCGATTACGGAGAAGACATATTGTCCTTAATAACCGACAAGAGTTTATCTTTCATCAGATCAGAGGTGGACAATTCTTGGCGTGGAAGATTACACTATACACCAAAGACAGCTACAACATCTAATCGTGTGCTTCCTGAGCTGTTGGCAAAGGATTTGGATCTGAGGGAAGTCTGCCGACTCGTGTCAACAGGAAAGATTCCATATGATTGGATGGTTGTAGTGGTGCATCCGAAGGAGCGAGAGATGAAAGGACCAGTTCCGAGGATGTTTGCCATCATGCCTCTTCAGCCACGTACCTTCTTTTGTCTTCTTGAGGAGAACCTGTCCAAAAAAATCTATCCCTTTGTACACGGACAAACAATGACTCTAAATAAGTCCAAGATAGATGCTCTGTTCAATGATCTTTCAAAAATGAGTGATGGCAAAGTCACCTTGTCAATAGCTATAGATCTTGCCAAATGGTGCTCTCACTTCAGAGAATATACCGTCTCTCCTATAGCCAACAGACTCAATCAACTCCTTGGAGTTGAGAACCTGTATGGCTCAGTCCACAGATTTTTCCGGGACAGCCTCGTAATTGTGAGACATCCGTCATTCACTCCAACTCAAGATACCCAGGGGAAAAAGGGGCACTTAGAGCAAGAACCAGGCATCTACACAGGAGTTGAGACTGGCTTGGAAGGTATACAGCAGAAACTGTGGACTCTTATCACCATGTGTATGCTGCACTGGTCCATCTGGAAGTACGGATTGTCCTACAAGATCACCTGCCAAGGCGACAACTTGGTTCTACATTGCTCCATCTTCAATCGAGGAGGGGAGTCTATCAGTTCAAGGAATCTCAGAATACAGGAACTGAACAGGAGGATTGTCAGATCCATATCAGAGGCAGCAACCATGATTGGTCATGAAGTGAATCCAGATGAGTGTTCCTCATCAACATCCTTTATAACATACGGGAAACACATGTGGTTTAGGGGGAGAAGACTAGAGTCCATCGCCAAAGTAGTATCTAGAATGTTTCCTAAGACCACCACAGATGTTCCATCCACCTTCTCAATTATAGCAAACATAGCAGCGACTGGCACATCCCTGACAGAGAGAACGGATAATACCCTAATTTCATTCTTGTTTACCAAATTCGTAGAGCATCTTATCATTCGAAGAGAGGTTACAAGCTCTATGCTTCATGGAACAAAGTTAAGGAACAGTCCTCTGAGTTACTTCGTCTCCAACAAGGAGACAGGTGGTCTTACTCTAGCTGCCCTAGTCCCCCAGAACCTCGGGGGATTACCTGTCTCAACCCTGGCGGAGTTCATGTATAGAGGACACTCCGACCCACTATCTTCATCAGTTGGATCGCTTTACGCACTGAGTGGTATCCCTGCCGTGAAGAAGTTTCTCCAATTCCTGGAGAGGCCAGATGTAACTGGATTGCTCTCGGGGGAGGAGAAGATGACTCTTTCCAGACTCGTTCATGATCCGTACTCAATCCCAATCAGGAAGAGGAATGTGTCCAGGGAATCCATTGAGAGCATCATTAAAGACTCTCTGGTACAAATAACCAAGAACAGGCAGATGATTCCAATCGTTAGAGCTAGTTGTGACAAGAAATCTAGTAACAGCCTAATCTCTGACCTTCTATCAACTAGGCCTATATACCCTGTGATCTTGAATGAAATATACAAGTCATCCATCTTCGGAGTTGGTGATTCCATATCCCGAAGGTTCTCTGATACCAGGACAATTCGTCGAATTTCTTCAACCCTAGAAACCGACCTGACTCTCATTCACTTATCCCAGGATTTGAGTCAGGCCTTAGAAACCCTGAGGTTCCTCGGAAGCTGCAACTTGGTCAAGATATCTAAAACAAAGTTGACCCCCTCATTCCAGATGATAACGGATCTCAGAAACAGATGGGGAGTTGGTTTCCTTGCAGGCGTCACAAACTATCATCCATTGGTTGCAGGGAGCCTAATCTTGTTTCCCACATCAGATCAGCAGTGGCTGTCTAATCTGATAGATGATCCAAGCCAGCCACTGATAATTGTTTCCTCTCTGACCAGCAACTCCGAGACATGTGAGAAGAGCAGGGGGGACTGCCAACCATACCTTGGGAATGCAACTTCCGAGAAGGCAATAAGCAAGTGGACCAAACCCATAGATTCCTCTCCCCCTCTCAAGGATGCTATGAAGATAATCCAAATTTCAAAACTCTGCTCAGAGCCTGGATCTAGATTCAGAGGCCTCCTAGAATCATTGGCCTCTCAGAGAACCAGCTTGAATATGGAAACCCTGTACGAAATTAGCAAGGTTCAAGTAGGAGGAACAATAGCTCACCGACTTTCAGCTCAGTCCACATCCCGTGGGTCCAGTCAGGCAAGCCTGTCAAATTGGTCAACTCATATTCAGATATCATCAAACCTATCTAGGGAAATGGGTCAGATTGACTACCCTATATCTTTTTCTGAATTTTACTTGACTCTCATAACCTTGTCCGATTGGATATTTAGGAGAACAAATACACAGTCTCCATTCGGACTCATTATGTCAGTAGACCTCCATGATTTGGAGCCAGTTGAAGATATGACAATAACTCTGCTAAAAGATGAGTGCTCAGTCAGATTGATGGAGATAAGTCCTGTGGCATCCAGCTCGTACTACATGTATGCAACCCAAGTAAAGGTGTCGACTAATAGTCGAGTGGGAAACACAGTGGGAATAGGCTCGCTAGTTGAAACTACTCCCACTCTTGTCGAGTCATTGAGTCATCTAATCTTGAGTCTGATGACACGGGTTCCAACCATGATCCGAAAGCAAAGCTACACTCGCGCCAAATATTCCCCATCCATAGAGCTTGGATTGCCCGAGTCTTCTCTTCTTACATCTGAGGAGATCATGAAGGCCGCAGGGAGTGTCTTGGCAACTTACTCTCTTCGTAGGATAATCTCCTCTCTCAACAGATCTGAGACCCCTCTGAACACCTCTCTGCGAGTCCTCTTCCAGGATTCAATGAGACTGTCCCCCATTCTTCTCTCATCCATCTCTGTTTCGAGTCAAAACAATGACCCAAGACTGAGAATAGGATCTAGAGGAGTAAGTCTTGAAAGACAACTGATCTATTTCTCGTTTTTATTATGCCAGTCAGCACTTCGGATCATGAATGAATATTCTAACCTCCCTCGATATGTTGTCTTTGAGACATCTCGAACTGCAATCTCGACCATGATGGCGTCTGGAATCTATCAGACACTTTGGAGAATATTCACTCAACAGCCAAAGACCCTACACTCAGTCAAGTTCTGCGGGAGGTTAATCGGGAAAGTTCTGGAGAGGAAGACAGAATTAGAGAGAGTTCTAGGGCTCTTTGACATAATCCACAAGACCTCTATACTTGTTCCAATCTTCAGGACAGAGTCAGTGGCAGAAATAGTGGTGAGGAAGGTGCGCGAACGCATTCATCTCAATTCATCAACTGAAAAGACCAGGTATGAGCTGCCAAGCCTAGGGTCTAGACTGAATAGCTCTTACGACACTAACTTAGAGGTAGCCTCTCCTGATGAAATATCCGCAATGACCCACTCAGTGCTAAGTTGGGAGGAGAGGGGATTTCCAGGTATTGGGGAGTCACATCTCAGATGGAGCCCAATTTACTGGAAGCTTAACTCTTCAAAGCATGTCTATGTTGTGGGTATAGGATCAGGGTCTATCTGCCTATGCATCCCTGATCACTGTGATATAACTGGTCTGGACTTGCCGGTTATTTTAAAACCTCTAGGTCAATCTTTTGTCAACTATTCTCCGCCTCATTATCATCCCAGGTATAGAACATCTCCGCTAACCTGGACAACATCCTCCAGAGCAATGGATCCCAGCTCTATGAAGAGAATAATAAGTGACATCAAGAGAGTAGAGGCAGACACAGTTATTATTGATCTAGAAGGAGTTGAGAACTCTACAAGACTCTCTCTAAGAGAAATGATTGCTGCAGAAGGGATCAAATGTTGGGTAAGACTGTTCATAAGACCAGAGGATTACACTATGATATCTTGTTCCATAGATGCAATCAGAGATGACAACGATGACTGGTGGGGCTTCAAGGAATATCCAATGGACCTGATGCTGGGGTGTGGGCAAAGACCTCTGGCTAGAAAGGAGTCCTCCCTGGTTGCGGTGGCAGTTAGGGAGAGGAAAAGTCTGAGAACATCCAGAAGACCTAATGATGTGGAGATTATTGAGTTTGTGTTGACATTTGGGGGAAGCGTGTCTGACAAGGACAGAATGACCGAGTTTATAAACGAGTCGGGTAGAGAATGGAGAGGGGACTCACCTCTTGAAATATATAGAAGATCGAAGTGTGATCCAGTCGGAGAGGTTCTGAAGAGTGGAAGAAAGATAGTGCGTTTGGTTCTGTGTGTTGTTCCATGGTACTTGTGAGATTAGAAGGTTACGGGCGAAGGAG